ATGGCTTTGGAGAAGATGTTGAAGTCACCCATAACACAAGATGCTAGATTTCAAGTAAAAGCAGGTGATAGATATTATGATGTTAAATCTATGAAGCTATTAGAAAATCAAGTCATAGGAAGTAGAGAAACACATAGAATAGTAATAGAAGTTTTGGACCAGGAGTTTGCTCCTATGGGTAAAATAGTTAACACAAAGGGAGAAGTATTATAATGGAATTATCAACGTCACCTATATTTCAATCAGCAGTCTACAGAGCAGAGGCTCCACAGTTTTTAGAAGAAATAAACAGGATATGTGATCCGTTTATTGTAGAAGCAAAAAAGAAAATGTCTTCGCAGATAGTATCTAGAGAATCAAAAGCAGGTAAAAATATAGGAGATATTGGTTTATCTTATCATACTGAAAACCTGATGGCATTGGCAGAGTTATATCAATTTAGAAGATTTATTAAGTCTACATCTGAAAATATTTTAGAATCGCAAGGTTATGATACGACAAACTATGAATTAAAATTTACGGAAATATGGTGTCAAGAGTTTGCAAATAAAGGTGGTGGACATCATGATACACATATACATTGGAACAATCACATATCTGGTTTTTACTTTTTAAAATGTTCTGACAGAACTTCAGCTCCGCTTTTTCATGATCCAAGAGCAGGTAAGATGATGACTCAACTACCAGAAAAAAATCAAAACATTGTAACTATGGCCACAGAAAAAGTATTGTTACGTCCAAAACCTGGCACAGTTATGTTCTTCAACTCTTATCTTCCACATCAGTTTGCAGTGGATAATGGTGTCGATCCGTTTCGATTTATACATTTTAATCTGCAGGCTATACCAAACAATGTTCTCTAAAAAATGGCTGGTCCAGAGAGTAAATTTTACTCAGAAATAAAAAGATCTTGGACTAAATTTAACCTTACAAGAATAGAAAATATAAGCATTCCAGGCGTGCCAGATTTGTTGTGTTACAATAAAAATCATTTCTTTTTTACGGTTGAGATGAAAGTGACAACCAACAACAAAGTTAGGTTCTCACCACATCAAATTGCGTTCCATGTGAAACATCCGTTGAATACGTTTATTGTAGTCAAGTCCCTCGCTGCTAGAGACGTGAAACTTTATGAAGGCAAAAAAATAGAAGAGCTTGTTGCTTGCGGCTTGGCGCTTGATGCTTGCTGCTTGGGGCTTGATGCTTGCGGCTTGTGGCTTGCTAAGCTTGGAGCTTGACGCTTGATGCTTGCTGCTTGGCGCTCCAGGTCCCGGCAACTCTGTTTAACCGGGCCCAGTCCTGGAGCATGTTAGTGCGCAGCGTATGCAACATTTTTAACTGACTTGTCCCAACAAGCTCGACAATCTTTACAAGCGTTGTCTTGAGATGGAGCCGGGCAACTTGCGCCAGTCTTTACGACAGTAGAAGTATTTGGCCATGAGGCAGGTGCTGCCTGGTCAACCATCGGAGCACTGAATCTAATTATTAAATTATCAGGGCATAGCGGCAGGAAGTGTTTTGTCCACGCTTCACGGGTCGGTAACCAGTGTTTAACATCTGGCGTTAATTTACAGACTGCAAAAATTTTTAATAAATGTTCCTCGCTCTGTATGTCGCCCGAGTCGTGCCACCTGAACCATTTAGATTTTTTAGAATTAATCAATAGACTCATAGCTCCAACCCAGAGCGGGTTATTAATAGATTCGAGTCGCTTGTATTGTGCAGCCTGCACAACTTTAAAAACATAGCAGCCCTTAAGTGCATAACATCCGTGGCAGGTGCTGCCCTTAACATTAACTAACTTAGATCCGGTTTTACATTCCTTAGCCGGTAGACCATAGGCCCAGCCCGGCATCTTAGAGGGTTTACTTAAACCTCCAACCAGGGTCCACGCTTCTTTTGTTTTCATAGTCCTATAATATCCTATTTTTATTGTTTGTCAACCGGCTTGTTGCTTGATGCTTGAAGCTTGGAGCTTGCGGCTTGATGCTTTTAAAAAATTCCTCGCAGCTCTTAACATAGCTGGCCGGCAGCGTCGCGTGGTCCTCCAGGAACCACGCTGTTAAATCATGTTTTTTAATTCTTCTTTTCGGCATACCGTTCCAAGTCTTTTTTAACTAAGCGCAGGATCTCTTCGAGCGCATCAGCTATTCTGATTAACGGGTTAACTGATCTATCTTCTATTCTATTTTCTGAACCCATAAAGTCATCTTCATTTTTTGTGTATGTCCATTTTTTAGTCATAATTATTCCTTTCTACTGTATCCTATATCATCCTATACTATAGCTGTCAAGCTTGAAGCTTGAAGCTTGAAGCTTGTCGCTGGCCCAATAGCCTAGGATGACCGGGCCAGCGCGTTTAAACAACGTGTGACCCCGAAGGGTCACACTAAGGATATATTCATTAAAAAATGAATACACTCCCATATAATCCTATTGACATTTATTGTCAAGGGGTATATAAATTTTTTTAACGAAAGGATATAAAATGCAAACACAAACAAAAGACTTTAGACTGAACGCACAAAAGCGTAAGTCTTTAGTATCGCATTACGAAGATCATATTCGTAATAAAAGAACAAGAGTTCGCATGGCTTATGATGAAGCCAAAGAGAACTTTGTAGAACTACAACCTAAAATCTGGGAACTGATAACTAAGATTGTTAGGAAACATCAACCACAACAGGACGTGGATACCATTAACTCCATGATTGATAAGTATGGAGATAACGGGGGTCGTGTGCATGATGACGCTTGTTTTAATTTTAACTGTCCAACCGAAGAAAAGGACAGCGAAGGTAAGACAAGAACTGTCGATAATGATCTACACCTTGATATGAAACTTGAAGCTAATGTTGATTGTAGTTATGATAATAGATTTGCTTACGCTTATTATTATGATGATTTAAAACAACATGGCTTAGACCCAGACTTTGAGTATAGGTGGGGAGATAAAAAAAATCCTAGATACTATGAAACTGAAACTGAGGTCAAAGAGTTTATAGGTTTAACTCGTAATAAAAATGATGACGATATAAATAAACCTATCAATGACCCATTTTGGAAACATACTATTCCTGTTATTGGAACGAGTTATTGTGGTTCTAGGATTTTTAAGGTTGATGACATTACACACTCAACCTTAAATCAATTTAGAATAGCACAACAAGAGTTAGTTAGAACTCACGAAGCTATGTTCACTTATATTAATGATAAGGTGACTAAGATTGAGCAAGGTTTAAAATCTTATACTAAGTACAGTCAAGCAAAAGAATTGTTTGATAAACTTGGCATACCTTTAAATGAAGCTATGCTTGACGATCAGTCTACAATGGCTTTAAGTGTATTCAGTCCTGAAAACTTGGCAGATATGCTTAAAGATAAAGATGACGAGTTTGAAAGTCGAGAAGCTAAGATTGCTCATTTCAAAGCATTACAAAGTGCAAGTATAAACTAACACTTGACAGGGTATCCTATTTAATATAGGATACCCTTAACGAAAGGATATATTATGACAATAAAAACATACTTCAACATTACTTACTTTGCTAAAAAGCATAAGGGCTTTATTACAAGGTCAGGTAAGTTAGATGATAAAACAAAAGAGTGGACAGATAAAAAGGGAAACAAGTGTTTCACTTATTTTGATTTAGATAACATGGGATATAGAACTGCAGTAGGGGACTATGTCGTAACACCGAAAGGATATAATTAATATGTTAACAATAATTAGAAATGTGCTTTGCTTTTTATTAAGCTTTGCATTTATATATTTAGGGGCAGTAAACATTATGCCAGATACACCAGCTATTATTTGTGCAGTGGGTATGTTTGTAGTAGGTGCCTTTGGTTTCGCGAAGGACTTTGTATGAGTTATTTTAAATGGTGTCATGGACCGGAGTGCCATACTTATCACACCGTGGGTAGAATACGCGGTGTGAAAGGTAACAAAGTTTTACGTACACGTAAGATTAATCAAAATAAATCTAACGAGAATAAATGGTATGCTTATTTTTGTGATGATAGATGTAGAACTGACTACATGCAAAAACATTTAAATAGTATCATGCAACACGAGCCTAGAAACGAGCCGCTCGAAACGAGTATCGAGGTGCAATCTGTACAGGACACAGATTGGTGGGGCAATCCATATACATATAAAAAAATAATAGAAGAATAATTAATAGAGGTACCAGCCGTAAGTCAATTTTTGGCTTACGGCTTTATACTAAAGGGGGGTACTTGCAAAGGGGTCCCATGTACAGCACATATATTGCTGGATTTACACATTCATAGCTGATAAAATCATTATGAGTTAAAAACAAAACCTAAAAAATTTTGCGGAAAAATTTTTCGAAATGAAAGTAGACCTAGAAAAAATAAAGAAGCTGCCACCTGATATCAAAAAAGATTTCATGAAAATGTATCTACGGCACGCAGAAAAAAAGAAGATAGAAAAAATTAATGTGGATTTTCTATCTTTTGTAAAACATGTGTGGCCTGATTTTGTAGAAGGTGCTCATCACAAAAAAATTGCAGATAAATTTAACAAGTTAGCAAAAGGTGAGATCAAGCGTCTAATTATTAATATGCCACCTAGACACACGAAGTCTGAGTTCGCATCTTATCTTCTACCTGCATGGATGATTGGTCAAAAGCCAAAATTAAAAATTATACAAACGACACACACCACAGAACTTGCAGTCAGATTTGGTCGTAAAGCAAAAACATTAATCGACTCACAAGAATATCAAGATGTATTTAAAACAAAACTTAGAGAAGACTCACAAGCTGCAGGTAAGTGGGAGACTGCACAAGGTGGTGAATACTATGCTGCAGGTGTTGGCTCAGCAATCACAGGTCGTGGTGCAGATCTTTTAATTATTGATGACCCACACTCGGAGCAAGATGCCATGAACATGGGTGCGTTAGAACGAGCTTACGAATGGTACACCTCAGGTCCACGTCAGCGTTTACAGCCTGGCGGTGCCATTGTTTTGGTTATGACAAGATGGAATACAAAAGATTTAACAGGAGCCCTGATCCGTGCTCAAGGAGAGACAAAAGCTGATCAATGGGATGTCATCGAGTTTCCTGCAATCATGCCATCGGGTGATCCAGTATGGCCAGAGTTCTGGAACATCGAAGAACTAGAAGGTGTCAAAGCATCTTTGAGTTTGCAAAAATGGAACTCGCAGTGGATGCAAAACCCAACTTCAGAAGAAGGCGCACTGTTAAAACGAGAGTGGTGGTGTGACTGGGACAAAGAAGATTTACCCACACTGCAACACGTTATTCAATCTTACGACACAGCGTTTATGAAAAAAGAAACAGCAGACTATTCTGCGATTACCACATGGGGAGTTTTTACACTAAACGAGGACCAAGGACCACAGCTAATCTTAGTTGATGCTATCAAAGGACGATACGAGTTTCCTGAACTACGACGCTTGGCCAAAGAGCAGTATGATTACTGGCAGCCAGAAACTGTGTTGGTTGAAGCCAAAGCATCTGGCCTCCCGCTGACTTATGAATTACGCAAGATAGGCATTCCCGTTATTAACTTTACACCTAGTAAAGGAAATGATAAGCATACAAGGGTTAACTCAGTTGCACCTCTGTTTGAAAGTGGATGCATATGGGCGCCCACTCACCTAGAGTTTGCACAAGAGGTGATTGAAGAGTGTGCAGCATTTCCATACGGGGATCATGACGACCTGGTGGACAGCACAACTCAAGCTGTCATGCGATTTAGACAGGGTGGATTAATTAATCACCCAGAAGATTATTATGATGAGCCATTAGCTCAAACAAGGAGGACATATTACTAATGAGTGTTTTTAGAGGTGTGGGTATAGCTTTAAGAGGTTTTGGAAAAGCTTTGAAAAAAGACCCAACAGAACCTATTAAAATTAAACCTTTATCTAAAATTGTAGATGAGGAAAAATTAAAAAGATTAAAAGCAAGACAAAAAATTAAAAAAAAGTCTATTGAATATTTTGGAAAAGATACAGGAGCCATGTACGAGGAGCCTAAGTAATGCTTAGAACCATTTACCAAATATTATTAAAAGCTTTGGGTAAAAACCATCCAACGGTTAGAAGAATAGCACAAAATTTAGAAGATCAATCTGGTAAAAAAGTTACAAGCATCCCAACTAAAACAAAAACTCCAGACATTGCAACAAGGGATTTAGGTGGACTAGAGAGGGGTTCAAAAGAACAAATAGACGAGATCATAGAACAATTTGGTGAGTTATCTGATCTTAAAGAAAAAGGTGTAAGTCAATTACCAATTGAACTACAGGGTAATGCGTTTAGAAACGCAAAACGATTACAGAGAAAATTATTACAAGATAAACAAGGTATCATGGGAACAGATACTGCAAAAGTTTTTGACATGGATACAGGTAGAGAGGTTGGTGAAAAAGGGATTAAGAGTTTACTAAAAGAAAGGGGCCGAAAAACACGACCAGGTGAGGAAGGTATTATTGGAATGGCTGAGGATATAAAAGATAAAGCACGTATGATAGAACAAGATTTAAAACCAACAAGCACAAAAGATTTTCTTTTTGGTAGTCAGCCACGTGATCGATTGATTGCAGATAAACTTGGACCAGAGGCAAAAAAAATGCTGCAAGAAAAAACTCCTGATTATTTTACAATGGGGGATGATTTCTACCAAGCGAGTAACGCAAGAATTATTAGACAAGCTTATGACAACTACCCACCTGACAAAGCTGATAAGGTTGTGGGTTATTATAATAGATTGTCGTTAAAAGATAGAGCACGTAGAGCGTTGGCTGCAACAGACACAGCGCAAGCTCCAAGATCGATTATGCTTCCTGCAACAAGAGCAATATTACAAAAGTTTTCTAATGAGGGTAAAATTAAATTATCACCTGACACGTTAAGATCTTTTAAAGGTCAAGGTGGTGCAGACTCAATTGAACAGTATAGAAGAATATTTGGTGAGGATAATTTCGAAGTTCTCGATGATTATGTTGCAAATGTTGCAATCGGCAAAGCTAAAACAGCTGAAGAGTTAGCAGAAAATTTTGTAAAAGATTATCCAAATAGAATAAACATAAGATTGCAAAAAGAAACAAAAGGTGTGTTAACACCTAGAAAAATGGATAGAGAGTTATTATCGGATAGAGAGAAAGCTCAATTTTTAACAGGCACTGATGGTGATGGTAATCCACTGACACCAGAAGCACTTGATTATTTAAAAAGAAATATTGAACCTAATGATCCGTTTATTACTGATTATGTTATGCAATACTCACTACCAAGAGTTAGAGGAGACAAAGCAAGTAATTATATTAAAAATTTACCTGATGGTTACGACCCACCAGATGAAGTTAGAGCCGTGCTTGATCTTAAACCAAAGACACCAGATCCTGATCCAGAGTTATTTGCAGACGGTGGCCGTGTTGAGATGGCATCAGGGGGGATCACTGCAATCAAAGCTTTGCTTAGATTCTTAGCTAAGGGTAGAGGTAAAAAAGGTTCAGAACTTTTACAAGAAGTTAATCCAAAAAAAGTAAAACCTGAAATTCAAAATCTTATGTTACCCGATGATAAAAAAATGGTTGAGGGATTTAGAGTTGATTATTTAGAAAGTATTTTAGATACGATTAAAAGTGATAAGGCAGCGATTGATCGAGTAAATAAAATGGCAGGTAGTCAAAAAGAAAAAGATGCGTTGTTTAATTTGTTAAACTCAGGTGGAAATCGTGGTCGACTTGATGTTTATAAGACAGTTGATCCAGATGAAGCTATTTTAGAAATAGAACAGATGATCAAAAATTTAAAACTTAAAGATATGTCACAAGAAGCAATTAAAAGAACAATGAATTCTGAGGGTGGCCTTGCCTACATGATGGGAGAATAACCCATGGAGATTAATAAATTTAATCAAACAATGAAATATCTGACGCGACCTGCAGAACGTCCAGCTAAAACATTGTCAGATGACTCACTTGAGACACCGCCTGTTTTTCAAACTGGTGATCCTCAAGAGGCTGTTAAAGAAGTTATTAGAAGAACACAAGGTCAAATGCCTGGCATTAGAGTAGCACCTGGTGTTAATTTTAATTTACTTGGAACTGCTGAAGATCAAGACCCATCACTCACAGGAAGATTTGGTGTTGGTGGTGGAGAATTAGAGTTTGGTGTTAAAGAAGATGAAAGTTTTATAGGATTTAGAAAAGAGTTTGATGAAGGTGGTTTCACCAAAGGAAAAATTATAAGGCCAATCACACCTGAAGAAGATGAAATAGCAAAACGTCTTTATGGTAAATCAATGTTAGAGTTTGGTGTTAAAGAAAGAGAAAGACTTAGAAATAGAATAATTAAACGAGGAATGGTGAGTGATGTTACTTTTGAACAATTTTTAGATGATTTTAAAAATATGGCAGCTGACCCAGACTACGAACCAAAATTTGTAAAACCTGCAAAAGGAAAGGGAGTGTCGCCTCAACAAAAAAGAGCAAGAGCAGAAGCAAAAAAAACTATTGAAGGTTTTGAATCTAAACTTTTAAAAAATATAAGTAGAAGAAAACGTGTTAAATTAAAAACTGCTCTTGAGGCAGATCCAGAAAGAAAACAAAAGTTAATGGCTAAAAGAGGAGAAAAAAGAAGAGAAAGACGTGTGGAAAAATTAAAGGACAAAAGTTTTTTAACCAAAGGTGAACGAAATTTAAATTTTAAACAATCTTTAATCATAAGACAACTTAATGATAAAATAAAAGCTAATCCAAAATTAATTTTAGATAATAAAAATTTAATGGATAAATTATCAACCACTGTTAGTAACGATGGAAATATTATTAAAGCTAAGCCAACTTTATACGAAATAGAAAAAAGAGGATTATTTGAAATAGATCATCAAAGAGATATTCGTAAACCAGGGGCTATGAAAGATTTTCCTTATAATAGAAACCCTATTTTAGGACCTTTTAACAGATCGGGTGGTTTTAAAGATATGGCTGAAAAATTTATAGAAAAAAATCCAGATCCAAATAATCCTAAAGTTAAAAAAATTATTGAAAAAGCAAAAGAATTAAAAATTACATTACAACCAGAAGTCCCTAAGGGCACCTTTAAAACAAAAGGTATTGGATATAAACAACCAGGTAGTGCTACAGGAAAATTTATTGATTATGCAAAATCTTATTTACCAGAACTTGTAGATGATAAAATTGGAACTAGACCAACACCAGTATACTCCTTTCCTGCTAATTTGCCAGAGATGACAAAATCTCTTGCACAAGACGTTTCTAAAGCTTCTTCTGCTGTTGCACGAGGTTTAGATAATTTAAAACTTCTTAGACCTCTCGGGTATCAAGCAGGTTTTGGTGCTGCCACGATTGGCCCTTTAGACTTTCTTGGTGGTAGACCTGTAAGTGAAATATTATTAGACATTCCAACTCTTGGTATAGCAGGTCAATCACTTCGTGCACAAAAATTACGACAAACAGTAGGGCCAGAGGTATTCGATAAAATACAAGAGCAACGTGCTGCAAGATCTGAGGGTATTGGTGGAATAGAGTCTACTATGTTTGAAGACTTTGGTGTTGATGAAACACCGTTAGAAGAAGCTATTCAAGCTAGAGCAGATAGAGAGGCTGAAGTTGCAAAAACAAGAAAAATACAAGATGTTAGTGAGATGGATATTATGGGGTTACCAAACGCACTTAAAAAAGATAGAGAACAAGAAATAAAAAGAGACGAAAGTTTAGATGTAGATGACACAGAATTACTCTAAAGGTAAAAAATCAGGTCCACCACCAGAAAAAGGCCCAGCCCCACAAGGGTTGAAGTTTACTAAAAAACCCTATACAACCAACAGATTGGAGAGATTATATGGGAGAAATAGACAAGTCATTACCAAACGTAAAACAAGAAGTTAGTATCGATCCTCAAGAGATCGAGCAAGCAATTGATGCAGATCAAGAGATTGCAGAAAAACAAGGTGCACCAGTTGACGTTCAAGAAAACGAAGATGGTAGTGTTGATATAAATTTTGATCCAGGACTTGCCTCCCAACCACAATCAGAAGATCATTTTGCAAATCTTGCAGAACTTTTACCTGATGAAGTTTTAGGAAGTTTAGCTTCTAGCCTAATGGGTAACTATCGTGATTATAAGATGTCTAGAAAAGAATGGGAAAAATCTTACACGGATGGTTTAGATTTATTAGGATTTAAATATGACAATCGTACGGAACCCTTTAGAGGTGCGTCAGGTGCAACCCACCCTGTGTTAGCAGAAGCCGTGACTCAGTTTCAGGCTTTGGCGTACAAGGAATTACTACCGGCTGATGGTCCAGTAAGAACACAAGTTCTAGGAATCAGCACACCACAAAAACAACAACAGTCTCAACGTGTAAAAGATTATATGAATTATGAGATTATGAATAACATGACAGACTATGAACCTGATTTTGATCAGTTATTATTTTATTTACCTCTTGCAGGATCTGCATTCAAAAAAGTTTATTATGATGAAGTTGAGGGTAAAGCTGTTTCTAAATTTGTACCTGCAGATGATTTAGTAGTGCCTTATGCTGCAACATCACTAACCGATGCAGAATCAATTATACATGTTGTGCGTATGTCAGAGAATGATTTACGAAAACAACAAGTGGGTGGTTTTTACAAAGACATGGATTTAACTCCAGGACCAGTTAACGAAACAGAAGCAGAGAAAAAAGAAAGAGAACTAGCAGGTGAAAGAAAAACAAAAGATGGTGGCATTTTTACATTATTAGAGTTTCACACTGAAATCGATTTAGAAGGTTTTGAAGATATAGATCAAGATCAAGAACCAACAGGGATTAAACTTCCATATATTATTACTATTGAGGAAGCATCAGGAAAGATTTTATCAATTAGAAGAAACTACGAGATTGGTGACACGAAAAGAAAACCCATTCAATATTTTGTACATTTTAAATTTTTACCAGGACTTGGTTTTTATGGTTTTGGTTTGATACATATGATTGGTGGACTATCAAGAACAGCAACCGCTGCTTTACGACAACTATTAGATGCTGGAACTTTATCGAACCTACCAGCAGGTTTTAAACAACGAGGCATCAGAATACGTGATGATGCACAAGCCATACAACCAGGAGAATTTAGAGATGTAGATGCACCAGGTGGAAACATCAGAGATTCATTCATGATGTTACCTTTCAAGGAACCATCTGCAACTTTATTACAGTTAATGGGGGTCGTAGTTCAGGCAGGTCAACGCTTTGCTTCTATAGCGGACTTGCAAGTGGGCGATGGGAATCAAGGAGCAGCTGTGGGTACGACCGTTGCGCTTCTAGAACGAGGCAGTCGTGTGATGTCAGCTATTCACAAAAGATTGTACTCTTCGTTAAAAGTTGAATTTAATTTATTAGCTAGAGTTTTTAAACTTTATCTACCACCGGAATACCCCTACGACGTGGTAGGTGGACAACGCTTCATCAAACAAAATGACTTTGATGATAGGGTTGATGTCTTGCCAGTTGCAGATCCAAATATTTTTTCACAGACCCAGCGTATCTCCCTTGCGCAATCGGAGCTGCAACTCGCAACCTCAAATCCTGGAATACATAACTTGTATCAAGTTTACAGAAATATGTATGAAGCACTGGGTGTAAAAAACGTTGACCAAATATTAAAACAAGAGGCACCACCTTCACCAAAAGATCCAGCGTTAGAACAAATTGATGCAATGGCAGGAAAACCTTTTCAAGCGTTTCCAGGACAAG